CTTACAGCAATCTTCTGTTGTAATTCGGCTGCCTTGCGTTGCTTTTCAATTAGCTTAATGTTTTTCTTTACTTTAGCTCTCGCTCTTTCAAGAACAACAGGACTTACACGGTCAAGATGACTGATTCCCTCCAGATGATCAAATTCATGCTGAAAAATTCTAGCAGTAAATCCATTAAAAGTTTCTTCCTTAGTTTCACCATTGAAATCTATGTAACGAACCTTAACGGATGATGGTCGAGTAATTGGTAGAAACAAACCCATGAAAGAAAGACACCCCTCTTCAAATTTCTCCTCTCCATATGATTTCAGAATCTCTGGATTAAAACAAGCAAAACCAACATCTTTAGCTCCCATCACAAATACACGATATGGAAGACCAACTTGATTAGCAGACAATCCAACACCACGATATTTAACCATAGTTTCAATCAAAGAGATAGCAAGATACTTTGGATCAACTGGAGGATTGGTGAAATCAAAAGGCTCAAGCTTCTGTTTCAAAATTGGAGAATACTTATCCACAAGATCGTACAACTCATATGAGTACATATGACCATCAACAAATTTAATTTTCTTTTCACTCATATTACACCTCAATAACTTTAATACCTTTATATCTTGTTAGTTTGATCATATTAGCCGTACCAGCACCACCTGGAAATGCGAATAAAAGATCAAATCCAAAATCTACCATATCTTTGTTTCTCTTTGGTCCAGCAGATTTTCCATGTTTTTTCCAATTAGCTGGAAATCCATGTGGTTCATGAGGAAACGTAATACATCTGGATTCTGCCCATTCTCTTGCGTGAAGATCTGCCCCAGTAGGACAATCACCAACAACTAAAACAATCTGTGGATTTTCATCCAAAATCTGATCCAATGTTTTCCAAACAAGAGCAGGATTGTTGTAATTTCTTCCACCAGTTACTGCTACTCTATAGATGCCTTGAAAAAGGGACATTATACGATCCTTGAAAAGTTCTTTACCTTGTCAAAGCGAATCACACTTCTGAACTTATCCATTAAAATATCACCCTTATGTGATATGACAAACACATTAGTATCATTCAGAGAATGAATCAACTTCATGAATTCTTCTGTTCCACTATGATCTAAAGAACTATCAAATACTTCATCAAGAATCAAAAGATTTGTATTCATGCTATTTTTCATCTTTGCTATTGCTCTCCAAGTAAAAAGCAATGCTAAGTCAATACGCATCTTTTCACCCTCTGAAAAGTTTTCATAGCTGAATACATCTCTAAAGCGAGATTTAATTGTCTCCTTGAACTCTTCATCAATTTCAAAGTTCACAAAGAAATCCATAGATGCTAGGTACTTATTCACCAATTTGTTGATGATAGGTAAATATTGCTTAATGATCTTAGCTTTAATTCCAGAATCTTTCAGAAGAGATGAAGCAACATCAATATAACTCTTTTCCTCAGAAAGCTGCTTACGTTCTTCATTAAGCTTCTCTAAAGAGATGACCAGCTCTTTAGAAACATTCATCATATCGTCACTTAGAACTTTTTTGTTCTTTAATTCATCAATTTCCTTAGCAAGCTTTTTGGTGTACTTCTGGAGCTGCGCAATAGAGGCATTGATTCTTGTGATTTCACTATTATGTGCCGCAATTTTCTTATGAATTTCGTTAATACTTATTAGTTTCCCACTGACTTTATTATACTCTTCTTGAAGTTTTTCTAAGCCACCAGACAGTTCATCAATCTTATGATTACATTGAGTGATTTTTTCATTTTTGTTATTGATAGTCTGATCGCAAGTTGGGCATGTACTATTCTTTGTGTAGAAGTCAATATCTTTACGCGCCTTAGTCAGATTCTGTTCAATCTTAGCTTCAAGCTGATTTAGCTTCTTTTGCTTATCTTTATAAGTAGATTCATCATTCACATTTTTCAAAAGAGAATCTATATGACGCTGAATAAGCTTAACATCGGAAGTAAGCTTCTCTATCTGAGCGCATTGATCATCGTATTCTTCTTGTTTCTTTTCAATTTGGTCTTTATTGTTCTTTTTGGCATCCTCAATGAACTTCTTTTGAAGTTCTATCTTAGATAGAACACTATCAATCTGATTCTTGATATCTGAGCTTCTGGTCTTGATGGTCGTCAGACGATCCTTCACAATGACATTCATTGAAGAAAAGACATCAATATCTAATAGGTCATCAATAATGGTGCGACGATCATTTGCCGTCAACTGCATGAAAGGAACAAAAGAAGAAGATCCTAGTATAACGATTTGCGTAAATGCCTTGTAGTTATACTTAAGAATTTGTTCCTCAAGAACTTCTTGATAATCCTTGCGCGCGGCGGCCTGATTAATTAAAATTCCATCACAAAAAATTTCAAATTTTGCTGGTTTAATTCCACGGACTACTTTGTAATTCTTGTTGTTTACTCGAAATTCTACCTCAACCAAACAATCCTTTTCATTAATAGAATTAACAAGAGTTGGTTTGTTGATATTACGAAAAGGCTTACCAAACAATCCAAAACACAAGGCATCCAATAGAGTAGACTTACCCGCACCGTTCGTACCAACGATAAGAGTGTCTGGAGATTTGTCTAGTTTAATTTCAGTAAATACGTTTCCCGTACTTAAAAAATTACGCCACTTTACAGTCTTAAAGTTTATCATGATTCTAGATTCTGTGCTTCTTTGTAAATTTCACGCATGATAGTCTTTAGCTTATCAGCTTCTATACTAAGTTCAAGAGCATCAATATATTTTTCCAAGATAGTAATCGTATCGTCAGACTGATCTACTATATCTTCATCTGAAATTTCAGAATAGTCTGTAAAGTCTTCAACGATAGACATATCAATGGTTGAAGCTTTGTACATGTTATCCAAAAACAGATCATATAGAATTGGATTTGTTTTATTAGCGACAATTACCTTTACATATGAGTTCTTGTACATATCATAGTCTTTTTGTTCGATAGATTCAAGAGTTTCTAACTTATCATCATAGACTATTTTGTAGAACATCTTGTAAGGATTCTCAATGAATTCCAATTCAAGAGTGTCTGTATCAAAAACATGAAATCCACGGGTATCATTATAATCAGCCCAAGTCATTTCGTAAGTGTTACCCAAGTATGTAATATGTCCATCACTTGAGCGGTGATGGAAGTGTCCTGAGTAAACTGTCTCAAATTTATCAAAGAACTCTCGGCTAAGACCATCATGACATACATTACCACGATCCATTTCAAAACCAGAAATTTCAAAATGCCCAAAACAAATCTTGGCTGGAGTCTTTTTAATAAACTCAATAGTATCATTCATGTTGGTATGATTAATCCAAGGAATGATAGCAATTTGAGTCTTGTCAAAAGTGGCTGTTTCTGGATAAGAATATATGGTCATATTACGAGTAGAGAATAATTCCTCCATCGCATTAACCTCATTAGTATTACGATATGGCACATCATGATTTCCAACTATTACATGAAAATCAATGTCCAATTCTTCCAGTCTGTTGATGAATCGTTTTCTTAATGAGTGGAGTGTCGTAAAATTAATGTATTTGCGACGATCAACCATGTCTCCCAAATGAACAACAGTTGTAATATTATTATCAATAATATACGGGAAAAAGATGTTTTCCCAAAACTTAAAGAAGAATTCATTAAAAGCTGGATGATCTCCTCTAGCGCCGAAATGAGTATCGGTGATCAAAGCTATTTTCATTTAAAGTCCTTAGACAATTACCTATTGGGTATTATATATCATTAAGCCCCGATAATCAAGTTATTCTAAAGCATCATCATCCATTAACAATTCAAGTGACTTTTTTACTTTCTTCTTCTTCTTTAATTTAGCCTTCTCGAAATTGTCGATAAACTCTGAAATATTATCATACTGCTCATATTGACGCTGAACACCACCTTCCTCAGTCTCAAATTGTTCGTATTCATCCAAAATACCAATTTGTTCTGTGGATTTATACTTTACATACAATTGCTTCTTTTCTTTATGAATGCGACGAATGAAAGCAAAATATATGATCTGTGTAAAATAAGCAAATGGATTCTTTGACTTCTTTGGATCAAAGTTATCGAAGTACATGACGCAATTTTCAATGGCGTCGGCAATCATTTCATCTCTGAACGAATAGGAAATGAAATTAGGTTTGTGAGATAGGTTTTCAGCAATTAACATTAAACACTTGCCGATATAGTCTGGAATCTTTGGTTTTGGTGTTCCTTCACGCTTTGCCTTTCGACAAGCCTTTCTATAATCCTCAATTGTCTTTAATAGATCATTGTTGTTTACATAGTGATTTTTTTTCTTAGTTTCTGCCATAATAATTTGACCCTTTAATGTTTCATGTGTATAATAGACAGTGTAGTCTGTCAAGTGATGGTTTAATTACTCTTATCCTTATTACTCTTATTTTTAGTATCAAAAGATATAACTTTCTTTTCAGAGTCCATATATTCAGTCTTAGACTCTTCCTTTTTCTTCAAAGGTGCACGATCTTCGATCAGATCAAATACCACTCCCTGATAATATTCCTTAATGTCTTCCTCAATAAGAGATGAATAAAGAACATGTTCTATTTCTATAGTACATGTGTTGCTGAGAGCAACACCTTGAGGAATCCAGTTGTGCATGTAGATTGTCTGAGTACCATATTCTAAGTCAGCATCAATTATCAATTTCATCGGATTGATAAAAGTCACACGGGTAGTTTCTTCAACTGATTCCGCAACGATATTTTCACCGTTTGTTAGCCTGTACAATTTAACCTGATTATCCATTTAATGATACCTTATAGGTAGAAATTTTAAATTTCTCTGAATGATAAATTCTGACACGCTCTGCGTAATGATTCATTGTGTAATTAACATACTTACCAATACGAAGATCATCAGAAATATCATATAGAGTTGCTGAATCCTTGTCGTCTCCCAAACGAAGACCACGACCTATTGATTGGAGATTTCTAATTTTAGACTTGCTAGGTGAGGCGAATATAATATTATGTAGGCGTCTTATATTCACACCAGTCGAAAACACACCGTAGGAGGCAACAATGATAGCATCATTTTGTTCTTCTGTGATATGTCTTACTGCCTCACGATCAGCAGCTTCAGTTTCTCCACAGACAAAAAATATCTTCCTTTCTGGTTGATTTTTTGTCTTCTCAAGTATCTTATTATACAGAATTTTTCCATGCTTTTCAACAAATTGAAACAAAATCAGAGTGTTTCCGTGTAGATCCAGAGATAAATTTGTCACAAAATTGTTACGTGCTTCGTTCCTAACGATGAAATCCATTTCTTGTTGAAAGTCCATGACTTCAACTGCTTTACATATATCTGGTGGATATTTTAGAATTAAGCATTTGATTTCAAGATCTGATAATTGTTTCTTGTCTATGAGTTCTTTGGTTGTGATGACTTTGACTGCTGGACCAAAATGACCCTCAAGAGTAAGTTTATTTACGATGGTATCGTCAATCGTACCAGTTGTTCCAATGCGATATTTGGCATTGGTTAATTTGGTCATGATGGATGTGAGTGATTTGGCTTTAAATCCATGAGCTTCATCACCAATTACAAAATCAAATTGCTCAAAGAACTTTTTTGGAAATTCGTGTATGCTTTGCCAAGTTGAAATAGTCATGGACTTTGAGATGAATTTGTCCTGACCTTGATATATTTTTTGAACGTTGGTATCTACGTTCCAACCATTGGCGGTCGAGTAATCTTTGAAGTCACCGTACATTTGTTCAACAAGTGAGATAGTTGGAACAATCAAAAGCCCTCTTTTACATTCATTGTTTAATAGGTATCTGGTGAGAAGATATATGATTAATGACTTACCAGAGGCAGTAGGAGAAAGTAAAAGAACCTTACGAAACTTTACAGATTTCGTAAAGCCAGTAATTTGGTAATCTCTGGGTTCTATTGACTTTCCTCTTGAGGTAAGCTTTAATGTATCAGCAAATTCTTTTGCTTCTTTTTCTGTAAATGAATTAAAGTCTTGTACAGATGAATCAACTTCAAGTCTAATATTTCTTTCTTTACAGAACTGACGAAGGTAGAATATAAGTCCTCCATATAGATAGGAGTTCTTTTTATTATAGAGTCTAACATAACCGTCCCACATTCTTTTTTTGTAAAGAGGATTAAATTGATAATTGGGTGCCTGAAAACTAAAGAATTGCCATAATTCCATATTGATACTTGGTTCAGTATCAATATGAACATAAACCTCATTTATTTTTGTTACGATGAATTTTTGATTTGCCATAGTGTGTCGCTAAATTATTAAAGTATTTTTTACAATCATCGCAGTATCCTTTATTTGGATATGACAACGATGTTTCTCGTATCTTTCGTAAACCTTCCTCTGAATGTACTGTTTTAGGACCTTTCCATTTCTTGATCTTTCTTGTTTCTTTGAATTTTTCTATTGCTCTTTGTCTAGCATTAAAATACTTTTCGCTTTTATGTGCTATATTACTAAACTTTTTTTGATTATCAACATTAGAAAAAACACATTTGGCGGGAGATCTACCTCTATACCAAGAAGACTCAATCTCACTATCTCTCTCTATTCTTTTTTCTTCTATACCATTTGTTATCCATATCATTCCTGAAACAGTATCGCCGCCATCTCCCTGTTCTAGAATTAGATTTGCGAATTCTTTTGAATCAACAATATTTAATTTATTGGAATATTCTAATGCTATTTTCTTAAACTCGTCAACATCATTGGATTCGAAAAGTAATTCAGTAGTTATATCGTTTCCATATTTTTTCAGATGTTTTTTCCACTGAACTCCACTTCCCAAATACACATCCCAATCATCTCTTTCGGTTTTACACAAATATTTTAAACCCGTTAAATTGTGTTTTTTAATCATTAAGCGTAACATAGATAATCCTTTTGATGGTAAGATATATCTATATAGGAGAATTAATGATGTCCTTGTATAAACTTTTCCCAGCCCATAAATTCTTTAATTTGCCAAGTACGGTTATTAAGTTCTTTCATGACAGCAGTACAGAATTCAATTGCCTGATCATGTAATGCTCTTTTGGCAAGAATCTTTGAAAGATCTTCATCAGAATCTAAGTATGTATTGATGTCGCCTTTGAGAGTAAATCTAAATGGTTCCCATCCGTACTTCTTGAGAGACTCTTGATCCATCTTTCCAGTATAGTATTCCCATTTGATCTTTTTCATGCGAGCAAGTTCAATATTACACTGTTTGGCAGCAAGAGAGTGAGCAACATGTTGCTTTACATATTTGGAATGAAGAATAGGAATTCGAATAATTTCTCTACCAGGATCAGTCTGATCAATCTCAGCATCTTTATCCCACATAGCAACTAATTCATCAATCATTAATGGTTTCATAAATCATCCATATTAAAAACAAATATTCTATATTATACCTTATCCAACTGAAAATAGCTAAATCTAAATGAGGCTTTTGCCGAAATAATTGTGTCAGCATCAGCTTCAGCATTGAAATCAATACCAGACACATTGAGTGGAAAGCACTCAATAAAACGAACTCTATAGTTAGGATTATTTTTGTTAGTAAATATGGAAAGAGAAGCGTCACTATAAATGATTTCTGTTTTTTCGTTAGTCTTCTTTAATGGAGGATTCTTTAATTGTAATCTCAAATCAACATATTCTTGTTGATTTACTGGAAACGTAAGACCACGAATCCAATCATGAACAGCCTTCCAAGACTTTAATTCTTCATCTACCATGAAGGTAATATCCAACGTTTCATATGTTAATTTATTACCTGGAACATATAGATCAATAAGAGCAGTAGGTTGCTTATATTCGACCAATGATAATCCTGGAAGATTTACCATATTACAAAAGAATGTCGTATCTGGTAGACGATCAAAGTTCAATTTAAACTTCGAAGCCTGTAAAAGATTTTGATTAGCTGGTGCTGCTGAAATAGACATTAAAGTATTCCTATGGTTTATACTTTATTTATTCCCAATAAAAAAGGGGTGCCGTTTTAGCGGCACCCCAATTTTGTTTCACTTACCTTTTCTTATAGTTATTGAACTATTATCTCAAGTTCTTAACTACAAACTTACGGTAGTACACGTTGCTATTGTTGTGAATAGCACCTAGTCCCTGAGTGTAACCTTCAGCAAATGGGTTAGCAACTAGACCATAACGTGTCTTGAAGCCAATTTTTGGCTGGAAGGTGTTAGGGTCGATAGCGCGTACCATCTGTAGAGGAACGTATGGGCAGTAGAACAAGCCAGCGTCATAAGCGACGTTACCCTTGTAACCAACCACAACGTAGTCAGCACCCGATACTGAGTATGGGTCAACATATACCTTCAAGCGACCGAATAGCATACCTGCGAAGGTGTTGCCAGTGTCGTCAACTGTTAGGTTTGTGTTGTTTGTTAGAGCTGACTGATAGTCAAGAAGACCTGACATCGCAAGAGCTGATGCTACGTCTGTTGAGCAGACTAGCATATTGCCCTTACCACGACGGGTATCCTTAGCGATCTTGTTGCTTTCACGTTCGATCTGATAGATCAAGCTCTTGTACTTTTCAACTGACCAACGGCCATCGGCATCAACTAGTGATGACTGACCAACTGCGCCAAGGTCGAAAATACCATGAACAGCCGACAACTGAGCACCAACCGCAGCAGTTGCGTACACTGTACGAATAACTTCACGGTTGATTTCGGCAAGAATTTCTGTTGAAAGAATGTTTGCCAATTCAGTTTCTGCGTCTAGACCATGAACAGCCTTGAGGTCCTGTGCGAGTTCTAGAGTGTAGGCTGCTGATAGAGCACGGGTATTTGCTGTTACAGTTACCTTTTCAATGCTGAAGCCCATCTGATTCATCGTTGTCGATGTATCTAGTGCTTCCGCAATGTTTGTTGGGTATCCGTAGCCAGTGTTTGCTGTGCCGAATGCCGCATTCGCAAAGTTCAAGTTAGGATCTGATGCGTTAACAATTGTGTTTGTTCCGTTACCTGACCATGCTGTGTTTGCTTCCTGGTATAGAGCTTCGTTTGATGGGTTTCCACCATTGATTGCTACGCCTGGAGCAGCATATGTTGAGCGCATTGCGAAGATAAGTCCTGTTGGACCTGTCATTGGCTGAACGCCGCAAAGGTCATATGCCATTAGGTTTGGTAGTGAACGACGAACCAAGCTGATTAGGATTGGATCGAAACCAGCAACTGGACCACCTGCTGCCGCGCCTGAACCATAGCCACCCATGCCAACAGCATTAGCTGGTGTACCACCAACTGACGACTCATGGAGAATGCCAGCTTCTTCGCGAAGAGCACGTTCCTGGTTCTCAAGAACGATAGCAGTTACCGCACGCTTGTATGGGTCAGTAATAGCACCTAGATCTGGGTGATCTAGGACTGGTGCCCACTTTGATTGAATTGCTTCTGAAAGATACATTTATAATCTCCTTAAAGATTTTTATCGAGGTGTTGTTTTAGAGAGTGCATTTACATAACGTTCCATCGAAGATGATACTTCTGATGTTTGAACAGGCATTTCACTTTCTGTTAATGCGATTGGATTGTTTGAAGCCCGTTTCACCGATTTTGATGTGAAATAATTCTCACGAATCATTCCAATCTTCTTTACAAAGTCACCCTCTGTGGTGAACTCAACACCCTCTGCGAGTGTTTTTACTTTTTCAGCCTGTGTGGCGGTGAGTCCCTCACAAACCTGACTTACAAGTTCTACTCGCTTTGCTTCTACAATAGCCTGACTCAACTCAATGTTTGTGTTCAATGCTTCGTTTAGCTTGCTCTGTAGCTCTTCGTTCTCTGCTGCCATTGTTTCTAGAACATCGACTTTATCTTCTGGAATATCAATGTAGTGCTCTTCGAATAGATTCTTTAGAGCCTCAATGAATGATTCTGAGATTTCTGTCTTTAGACCAGATTCAATCGCAACTTCGTTATTATTCATCCATTCCTCAACCATATAGTTGAGATATGAATCAACCTGTTCCTCAAGCTCTGCCTTGATTTCCTCAATAGCATCCTGAGCTGAGTTTAGGATTTCTGTTTCCATTTCTTCAATCAATGGCAATGCGCGAGCAATTACTGCTGATTCGAAAATGGTTGAAGCCTTTGTCTTAAATTCTTCGGAAAGCTCTTCACCGTTGAATAGAGCAGACATATCTTCATCTGATCCTCTCATTTCTCTAAGCTTTGCGAGAACCATTGACTTCTTAAGTTCTAGTGCTTCCTGAATTTCTTCTTCTGTAAGCTCTTCTGATTCGTCATATACTGACTCATCTTCTGTGCTTTCATCTTCATAAATTACATCTTCTTCTGAAGTATCTTCTTCTTCACTGAATGGGCGCATGTATTCATGTCCCGCTGTTTCAGCGTCATTGTATTCTTCTTCAGGTGAAGTTGTTGGAGAACCCATTGTCTCTCCTGGCTGAGTAGGAAGCTTCTGCATCTTCTCGCCAGTTGACTGAGCAACTGATTTTCCTGGAGGTGTGGCAACACCACGAACTGCTGATGCCTTTGCTCCGATTGCTGTGCCCTGTGGAGTCTGGAGTGTTGAACCACCAAGGTCAACAACGCCAGCATCCATGTGATGCATTGGCTCCGATGGTGCTGACGCTCTTGTTCTATTTAAAACTTCAGCGGCAGCTTCTGCTAGTGTACGAACTGTCATGAGAAAACTCCTTAGATCTATGTCTTATTTATAAAATTACAATTTTGAGAGAAAATTCTCAAATTGTCGTAACTGTACCTCAACCAACTGGCTTTGCTTTGCTTTCATTATGGAACGCTTCATCTCTGCGATATTGGCTTCTTTTACAATGCCGTTATCCCATACCCATTCTTTGTTTTCCATAATTCCCTGCACGAACGCACCAGGTGCTGATGGATCAGCCACTATATCTGCCGCTGTGGCTAGATAGAAATCTGATTGTACATAATTAATACCATTTCTATTTTCAAGAGAACCCATACCTCTTGATGATACTCCAAGAACACCACCGCCTTCGATAATACCTTTGGCGATTCTGCCCATGTCTGTATCTAGAATCTTTGCCTTACCTTCGAAGATTGTTCCATCTTGTTTAAGGTTAGTAATCAAGTGAGAAACACGCTCTAGTCCAATAGTTGGTGACTCTGGATGTCCCAACTCACCATAAGCACGCTTCTTCTCAACGTATTCTTTTACATATCTGGCTACTTCTTTAGCCAAAATCTTTGATTCGTAAATACGACCATTCTTATTACATGTGTCAGCAACTAGAAATGGACCTTGAATATAAAGGCACTTGACGCCATTATCTTCTTCGGTGAGGTATTTTACTTCCTCAATTGTTTCTGTGATAAGCTTCATTTTTATTCCTTTTTATCTGCTAGTTCACCGACTGGAACTTTCATTCCGTCGCCACCACTGTAATGTTTTCCTGATCTCAAATTCTCAGCGTATGCTTGAGCATGACTTGAAATAATGTGATGAACATGCTTATGATAGATATTTGAAGGAACTCCTTCACCATCATCCCACATATGATACATGTCTGCGATATGAGCACCAATAGCATGACCGTGTGAGCTATTCATCATTCTTGCTGCGTGCTTCTTGGCGTCTTTAATACCATGAGCTTCCAAGTGACTTGCTGCTACCTTTTCTAGTTCTTTCTGTCTTTTTGCGGCATTACCTGCTCTATAAGTTTGAATCTCAGGAGTGTCGTGTCTGTGCCAAGGACCCAATTCATGTGACATGTAGCTTGGATGAGGAAACTCCATCTTTGTAGTATCATGAGCTGGTTCTTCTTTTTTCTTTGGCTTTGGAGCAGGAGCTTCCTTGGCAGCAGTTTTCTTAGTAACGGCGCGCTTAGATACCTTGGCCTTTGGGCCTTCTGGCTTATTTTTAGCTGGCTTTTTCATAGCCTCTGCGATATACTGTTTTAATGTTATCATCTTCTAAGAATCCTGTTTCTAATTGCTACTGATCTATTATGTTTCCAAACTATTCTACTCATCTTTCCTATTCGTTTTCTAGCAGCCTTGATTGCCGACAAATGGCGGTGTCTCTTTTCTGCTGCTGACATTTTAGCGATTCTACCACTACGAATAGTGTAACCTTTCACATTAGATAATCTTCTCCATTTTCTTTGAACTTTACCAGCACGCACTCTTGCTCTCACGATTTTGTATCGTGCCTCAGCAAGAAATTGCTTAAAACTAACCATAGTTGTATGTTGAGTTGTAAGCGTTGTATACGTTAGCGAAGCCCTTATCCTTATCCTTGTTTAATTGAATGATGAAATCATATGTATCACCAGCAGCAACTCCAATTGTCTGTAAACCAATGTTTCCAGTTGGTGTTGTAGCATTATTTGGAATTAAAGCATCCAATGATCCAGCAGATGATCCACCATAGTTATAGATGGCTGTACTTGTACCACCTTCATAGTAAAGCTGAACAACAGCAGCACCAGCAAGATCAACACAATGCTGAACTCTCGAAATATCCACTATTGGAGTCTGTGATGTATTTGCGAAAACCAATGTTTTTGGATTCAAAATGACAGTGTTAGACGAATCTGATCCGCTGTAATAACCAGTCACCTTAATAATTGTTGTACTTGCGTTATCAAGTATCATTTGTACTTGTGGGTTTGCCATTTCTTATACCTTACTCCGTTGTGGTTGCTGTAAAGTCAGCAACCTGTTTAAAATCTTTAGGAGACTTTCTCAATTTCTGAGGAATTTTCTGATGACTATTTGTCCAATTTAACTTAGGATTCTTAATTAGTTTAAGAATTCTGGCAGCAATTGCTGGCTCTGCTTCAATTTTGTTTCCGTCATCGAAATTAATTTCTCCTGGTGTACTAGTCTTTACAATTCTTTCCAAACTCTTAACAATTGTTCCTTCTGCTACTCCAGAAACATATGTTCTGCCTGTTGGGTTTTTGGAAAATGGAACACTTACATCAAGGTTAAGTTTATCATTACGATAAAGCACAATGGTTTCTCCAGTTGGAAACTGACGAATTCCTCTGCGTCTTAACGTAATCATAGGTGGAGGGTCTGGCAGCTTACCTAACTTTCCCTCTTTCAGTGTTCCTCGAAATTCCGAAAACGTTTTCATTTATGGCTCTTATAACCTTTCTTTTTCATGTACCAAGCTAAAGCCCAAGGATTATCAATATCCTTATGCTTCTTCATCTTCTTCACGGTTCCTTCCCATCCTTCTGGCGCGACTTCATCAACCTGTTCAACAGATTCATTCAAATCTTCTCTGTGGTGTTCTTCCCAATGAGATGCTGCTGCCTTACGATCAGCAGGAGAGAACATCTTGTGCCAAGGTGTACCATCACCATGATGTTTAGCATAGCTCTGAGCAGCACGATCAGCATGATATCCCCAAAGCTTCTTTGCCTTTTCTGAATTATAGACGCCTTTGGAGTGCTTCTTCGCAAGATTATTCATGATTGGCTGGTGGCTTGAGTGATACAAGTGACTATCATTGTCTGCGTGAAGAACTAGTTCTTTTGCGGCATCTGAAAGATGATGATAATCTTCATAGATCACTTCTTCGTTAACGGGTTCTACATCCTCATAAATTCTAAAAATACTTTCTGTACGGATGCCTTCTTTCAGAGCGTCCTTGATACGATCTTTGATTATACTGTTTGACATATTTTCGTCCTCTCTGACTAGATGGAATCTAGCACCGTTTGGTTGTCCCATTTGTTTGTATTTTTGAAAAGCATGATGAACTGATTGAAACGGGCCAGCCACAGTCTTTCCGCCTTGTACAATATAGTGGCCTTTCTGAGTAGGTCTTTTTGAAGAACTCAAATGACGATGAGCATCAGTTTCGTTTTTAGCCTCACCGATTAAAACTGGGTGTTTTTGACTCATGCTCATTCTGCCTCTTTTCCGTGTTTAATTATTTGATTTATAATATTAGAATTCATCACCGTACATATGTGCTTTTTTATCACCATGATCATGTCCTATGGCCGCATCCATACGTCTGTTCCGTTTCTTCATGAACAACCATATCTACTTCGCCAGTGAACATGTTCTGTGCGATATCAATTCTTTTGGCAGAAATAGCATCTTCAATCTTTCCAGCAAGAGCTGTTTCGAAAGCTTTCTTGAAGCCTACTGCGTCTTTTAGTTCTGCGTGGTCTACAAATTTACTCATTTTAATTACCCGTTATTTGTGAATAGTGATGAGACTTTCTTATTTATATCCTGATCATTCGCAGTAGGTCCAGGTGTCTGCTGTGGAGGAGCAGATGGTCCTTCTGTCGAATCTTGCGGCATCTGTTGCTGCATTTCGGCTTGTTCTTCTTCTATTTGTTCTTTCATTTTTACAATTTCGTCTTCGTTCATACAGAGTACCTTCTCTTGTACCCAACGCTTTGAAAAATATGTTCCAACATATGGCTGAAGAGTTGTCAAAGAATTTACTCTGTTTTGAAGAAGTTCTGCTTCCTTAAGCTCAGAGAAGTTATTGTCTTTTAGAAAGTCGTAGTGAATCTGTTGTTTAAAACGATTCCACTCATCCAAAGTACAAATACCTTTCAGAGCTAATTGACGAGCCAGAAGCTCATCAAAAAGAATAGAGAAACGCGAACGAAGCTTGTCAATGAACTTATCAAACTTTAACTCATCGCGAGTTACTTCATTTGATCGTCCCAGAGAGAATCCCTGTTGTGGTTCAAGTCTTGAAACAGGAACATTAAGCGACTTGTAAAGCTTCTTTTCAAAGTAGTTAACGTCATCCATCTGACCAAGATTTTGACCAGCAGGAAGAGTTGTAATTTCTGTTGACTTACCTTCACCACGGCGAGGCATCCAGAAGTCTTCAAGCATCGACATATGCTTACGATCATCACGGACTTCGCCAGATGCCGCATCATATGTAAGTTTATTACGAAACTTAGTCATGATATCTTTAAGATATTGTTCTGCCTTGATACGTGGCATATTGCCAACGTCAACATAGAACACGCGGCGTTCTGGTGCTCTAGAAACACGATAAATTACAGTTGCGTCTTCAACGAAACGCAACTGGTTCATTGGGCGAATTGCCTTATGAACATATGAAAGAACGGTTGACTTGGCTGGATCGAATAGACCAGAAGTCAAGTAAATAACTGAGTCATCTGATAGCTTTGTACCACCAGCATAGCTTCCAAGCAACTGTGGTGACTGAACGTTGTTGTTTACAATCTTTTCGTTGTAAAGATAGAACGTGTCAATGCGATCAACAACTTCTGTTCCACCCTGTGTCTTTTTTGTGATATTACGAATCTTACGAATGCGTCTTGGATCAATATAAATTAATTGTTGAATTCCAGATTTTGTATTTTCTGGATCAATGACCACATTGTAATACATTCTACCATCAACATACCATCTACGGAATATATCAGATCCGTAATTATTAAAGTCTAGCAACATAAGCATGTGCTTGAATTCATCACGAATCATATTTTTAATTTTGTCTGGTTGATCTAATTCATCCAAAACAATTTTAATAGTATCAGCACGGGATTCGTGAACGATTGATTCGTTCACGATATCCTCAATAGCTGATTCGATTTCGGGCTGCATCGCCATCGTGCGATACTTTGTGATCAGGTCAACTTCTGTTCTATAAGAACCGTCTAAGTCAACGTATATACCGTAATGAGCACCACTTTGTATATTAATGGCACCGTCTTCGAGTTGCGGAGTAACAGGCGTAGGAAGGGAACGTTCCTCCCCTTCCTGACGCTTGATTTCAAATCCAAATAATCGAATTGACATTACAAATACTCCCACTCAGGATAATTATCTCTCTTCAATCTATTTAGACGCATTATTATTAGATCTAGTAGGTCTAAAGTTTTACTGTGGAGAAACTGGACTACCAGTACCAGATCCTGCTGGCAGACCAGATAATGGATTCGCAGAGGTAGAAGAAACGCCACTTGAAACCGATTCCCAGTATTGGTATGCGAATGTAACTGAGAACTCTTCGATTGAGTCGTTGTTACCCCAGTCAAGATCAATTGCGCTGATATCAACAGGGAACATTCCTCTAAAGTTGTAAGTCTTAATTAGATTACCGCTTTTACCGTACTGATTAACGAGAGCATCCACAGCATAACTCTTGCCAGGTGTTGTTTGATCGGTCGAAACAGCATTACTATTACGAATGTTCAATCGTGGATCGTTGAGAGCATTCATCCACTTTTCCATTGAATTACGAACTAGAAAATCTTCATCATTGATGATGTTGATTGTCCAGTCTTGGAATGTTCTGTTTCCAGCAACTTTAACTTCGCGGCCAAAGTATTGAATAGGAACAATTCCAATTGTTGATCCTGGAAGTTGAGCAGTCTTACACATAAAAGTTAATTTGTTACTTGTTGATGCGGAATCAATTCCAAAATTGGTATTGAAATTTGGTATTACAACCTCAAAGAGATTAGAACGTGCTCCGTCCAATCCTAGTTCTGATCTAAATCTTGTTACGTCAAAGGCCATTTTATATCTCCTAGATTATATTACCTATTTATCTTAATTGACCAACAATCTGTGTAAAGTCAACACCAGTTCTAGTAGCAATAAAGTTCAACTGAATGTAATTAATGCTTCTTGCTGGCTGAATATAAATGTCTCCGACAAATTGATTTGCGTCTATAACGTCTGGTGTATTGTTTGTGCTATCGCACACTACACGGTAGTTGTAGATTCCACGGCGGCTCTGAACAGAACGCAAGAATGGCTCAACTAGGTTCACAAATTGTGACTGTGTGAATGAGTCGTTAAACTCAAACAAACTACCGCGTGCAGCTCTTGCGATTGTCTTTTCTAGAACAATGAACAAGCGACGAACATTGATGCGATCAAAAGCACTTGGTCTATTCAAGAATGTCTTGTCACCAAATAGAAGTGTACCTTCTCCTGGGAATGAGACAACTGGATTAATACCAGCCTTGTAAAGAATATCACGATCTGCCTGATTTGGATTGTATGCTAATTTAACAATGTTCTGAATAGCGCCTCTTGACACACCCGCTGGTGAGTACCAAGGATCTGCCGAAGCATCTGTACGAGCACATAGACCAGCGATATCACCGTTTAGAGGAACCCAAACGTACTTATCGTTGTATTTGTCGTACTGATACTTCCATCCGCTATCAACAACAGCATATGAGCTAGTCAATGTAAGACCAGTGGTGTCATATGGAGTTACTGACTGCGCCCACTCAACAATTTCAGATCCAGTATCTGTTGTAACTTGAACAACTGATAGAGGTGGAGAAATGAAAGCGACACAATCCATGCGGTTCTGAGCAACAGTAATTGCCTCGTTCTGGAAATCAGATGTTCCGTCACCCGTCATGAGCAATGAAATATCAATCTTTTCCTTGTCAGCAAAAGAATTTGTTAGAGCAGTGACATAATCATTCTCTGTAATAGCACCATCAGCTCCGCCAGCAAAAATTGCGGTATTCGCAAACTCTGCTGTACTGAAAGAAGATGATGTGCTTACTAGACTTCCCCAGCTTGTTGGGTTGTCTGTTGGTGGATTAATTGAATAGAGGTACTTAGACTTACGGAATAGAACTTCACGGTAGTAGTTTGATGTTCCGTCTGTTGCCTTGGCATCCTTAAATTTCGACAAGCTCTGATACTTCTCAAGAATTGTTCCTGCTGTACCAGTGATGAAACCCAACTTGTCGATAACAAGAACGTGAAGTTCGTCACCAAGATATTGTCCTGTTACGTTTAGAACGTATGGAGAAGTATTTGGAGCATAATCGAACACATCAGCATACTGATGCCATGTTGAGTAAAGTGACGAAGCCGAATTGGTTGTAGCTTCTGACCAAGCTGTTGGGCTTGTATTTGCGAAGGTTAGAACCTCAATGCTGTTACCAATTGCTCCAGTATAACGCGCTGAGTACGATACGTCATTTGGAAATACACTTGGGTTATCGTATGCTCCAGAAGCAGGATTGAAATAATCCAACTCGTTCTGAATTACAACTTGTGCTGAAGCGTTAGATGACGCATTGAACTGACTGCTTGTGTTACCAGCTCTTACAACCTGTAATGAGTTTGAATAAGACAGGAAGTTAGCAGCCGTGAAAAATGATTTGCTGGTGTTAGCGTCTGGTTCTCCAAAACGAGAAACTAGCTGAATCTCGCTTGAAACTAAAGTTGGAGAATTAACTGGACCCCAATTAAAGGTTCCAACAATCGCACCAGTTGATACTGATGTTGCTGGAATTGTAGTTGTTAAATCAACTTCATTTACGCTAACGCCTGGTGATACTTGAAATGCCATGTTGTTCTCCTGAGAATAGGCGGAGTTATTAATATCTTATCTATTTATAAAAAGCCATCTTTACGGGAGATTTCCAAACCAGTCTTTACCGTAATCATCATCTATATTCAAAACTGTCTGCCAAACGATACCATCTTGCTTAAAGTAGGATGGTTTATCCTCAAGCTCGTCTATTGTGACAGGAAGAGGGGGTAGTTCTTCCTCAATCTGTCTCATTTTCTCTTCATAAAGCTTCTGACGAATATCAAAAGAGGTTAAATCTTTGAAGTATTGCTGGGCAGTCAACCAAGCAAATAGAACCAGACACATAGCCAGATCGTCATGATTTCCTTCTTCGGCAGCATAAGTTCCGTCTCTTTTAAGAACAAAGGTAGAAAGTTCTTCTATAATATTGAAATCTTGAACAATAAGTCTAATGTTTTCAACCAATTCCTTTAGAGCATTACACCCCTGTCTTTTGACTCTTTTGGTAGTTTTAATACCAAGTTGCTTAGTTCTTCCCTGTTGGCTGAGATAATATTTACCGTTGGCTTCCTCTCCGTGGAACATGTTGTCATATTCCAGTTCGTAGAACACCAAGTCACAAACTTGAGCACCAACGTCATTATTTTCGATAACCAGATAAGCATCATTGTAATACTTGGCGGTATTTACTATAACGTTAGGAAACAACATAGGCGAAATTACGTTATTTCTATACTTAGCCACAATCTTGAAAGGTTCCTGAGAGGTATCAAAAACAAGAAAAGCCGCATAGTCTAGTCCAAGTCCTCTGGATGGATCTGCCACTAGAATGTAAAAGTGACCTGGAACTGGTTCTTCGTAAAGCTCCAATCCTTCCAGAATTTTCTTGATGGAACGAATAAAAGCCATGCTCTTAAGAGCAGCAGAGGAAATGAGAGTTCCAGAACTTCCAAGGAAGGTACAGTTGTGCGAAACCAAATCATTAGTATAGTATCGACCCCATTTATCAACATTCACTAAATCGTAAACATATTGATTATCTTTTATTGGGACTATATCTTTTACAATTTTTTTTGATAAAACGTCACCAGATTTTATGATGTTAGCGTGAATGAATGTGTGTTGATCTATTTCGAATAAATGGTCTTTTGTGCAAGTTATCTCACTACCGTCAATAAATTTTATTTTTAATAAATTCGAAGATAGTTTTCGTTTGATATCTGAAAAATCAGACCAACCATCAGGGGTCAGAACTTGATATTGTTCGTTAATTTTAGTTTCTAACATCTACAATCCCATCTTTCCAAGTTTTATTTTTAATAATTTGTCTTATTAGAGTATCAGAAACTTTATATTTTTTTGATACTTCTTTACAAAAAAGATTATCGTATGTGAGTATCTTCCCATTTTTTGATTTTGTTCCTATTAGTTTTGAGTCAGCTAAGTCAATTTTATCAAAATATTTTTTTTTAATTTCATCAACTTCTTTTTTACTCAGTTTAGAAGGTCCCCCAAATCTTTTTCCAGTCCTATCTGTTTTTAATTTGTAACCTTTTTTATTTTTATTCCAAGGAACATTTCCAATTTTTGGACCAGATCTACCAATAAGCTCTGGTCTTTTTTTACCAGTTTGTATTTTTGAAATATAATCAACAGGAAGCTCCATCCTTTTTGATATTAATGCAACGGCACCCCAATCTTTTTGCTGATAATGTATATCAAAATGTTCTTGTATAGAAATACACATTAAATTATTAATATCATTATTGTTTCTATCACCGTCTTTGTGGTGTATTTCATAACTTCTACCTTCGTCATCTTTTGGTATTTTTCCAAAATGTTGTTCCCATATTCTTCTGTGTCTACTCATTTTAACTCTCCTTGTTTTATTTTATTTATAAAACTTAGAAAGTTACACTCTATTCTATTTTAGAGTATAGCTCGCCAATTGTAATTTTTTCTATTATACCAGTTACTTTATTTTTTACTGTTATAAGTGTGTCCTCGCCAACACATTCCATTTCTTGTAGATATTTTTGTTCACCAAGAACTCTTTTTTGTCCTGCTGCCCATTCTTCTGTTCTTCCAGGAACTTGACGCCAGTTGGCTTCGATGGTTTTGAATCCATTAACACCTTCTTCAGCTTCCTTCCATATCTTATAGAAGTGATTCATACCATTAGGAGTTGAAGATATTAGAATCTTAGATGTCGTACCAGAAGAAATTGTAGGAAACACAGATGAGAAAAATTCTTCTGCGACATTGTTTGGAACGAAGGCAAATTCGTCAAGATATAAAAAATTTATAGAATAACCACGGGATGCGCTTGATGACGTTGAATCAGCTAGAATACGACAATTGTTTTCTAATTCGATATCACCTTTGTTCCATCCTTTGACACCCTGCTGTAACCATAACGGAAGTTCTTCATAAGCGAGTTTAATGCGATTAAGAATTTCGCGAGCAGTCTTTGCTTTGTTAGCCAGAATGGCAACGAACTTATCTTCCTCGAAAAGAATATACCAAAGAAGATAAGCAACAACCGTTGTAGTATTATGAGTTGGTATCATTGTTCTACCACACAGGAAAAGATGGTTTTCAGCATCTACTTGAATACAGCGAACAGGAACAGAATTTGTTCTTTCTATTGATTCAATATAGATATTCTTCACCTGACAATTTCCTATGATATTTTTTTGTCTTGCCTTTTTTCTTTCAAGAGAAAAAAGTTTAAATTTGTCGGTGGTACATCTTATCTTGAAATAAATTTCTCCATTTATTATTCTTGAAGACTTTCGAGTTTTTATTCCTAGCGAAGTCAGAACAAAACGAACTTGATCAATAAGAGTCTCATTTTTTTGGTCGAATTCACATATACCATTTTTAGAGCAATAGCCATCAGAGTCCATAAGACCACGAATCAAAGACAGTCTTGATTCGAGAGAAGATCTCATATAATTTTCTGGTATACACTTATTTCCAAGAACCCCTATGTTTTTTAATTTTGGTAAGATCTCGTATATACCAAAATATCCGACATTAGGGGATCTTTTATCTGGTCTGAAATCTGTTATTTTGTATGTTGGTGTTAGTTTGTTTTTATAATGGTTATAATCGTCAATAGAACAAGTGATTCTGGCCGCGTCAGTATGACCATCTCCCAACCACAATCCAAGCAAGTACGGATCTATTTGAAAAGATTCGTCTTTGTTTTCAAAATCAATATAATCAGATATAGGGATAGAAATTCCTTTGCTGGATTTTTTGGTTTTCTCCAATATCTCAACTAGATTTTTTGTTGTTGTTGTGATCTCTTTCTTATCAACAACAACAGTCCACATATGTTCAGCATCAGCAACAATTGTTTCACCATTATCAAACTTTACACGAAAGCAAACATGGTCGTGCATGATATCTGTAGCAAATGTTACTTGTGTTAGCTTACCGTCAGTACCATAGATATGATCACCAATTTTCAGATCACCCATAGTAGACCACCCATCGGTGGTTAGAATTGGGGTGTTTATATCAAGTGCCTTACCTACTTGACGACCAGCCTTCATCACGACAAAACGATTATTTTCAATATCGTCTATAGTCTCTTTTTGAAAAGGATATAGATCAATATTGATAAAACCTCTATCTAGTGTTACGATCTTAACATAATTCTGAGCAAAGTAAATAGGATCATTTTTACATTTGATGTACTCACGAAGATGTTCTTCTGTGAGATTAAATGGAACTCCTACCTTTTTTAGTTTAGGATTTCCTAGATAACTATTTTTACGATTTATTGGATTCATTCTTAATCATTTTCAAAAGTTCAGTAGTGGAACCATTAAAGATTATCGCTTTATCAATACTAACTTTAGATGAACCATCAGTCTCAGATGTAAGTTCTTTCTTATCTTTCTGTAGCTTTAGAAGCTGATGAGCGGCATCAGCTTGTGTTTTTAATAGATTAGCCAGAACTTCTGCGGCTCTTGGATGCTGTCCCTCACGAAGAATATCCATCATCATATCCACAGCTTTTGCGCTATTTTCAACTACATCGTAAATATTGCGGCGAGCATATTCAGCATCATCTTCAATCTTTGAATCAGTTGTTGTTAATTCTGTCTTTTCTCCAGTGACATGCTCTTTATCTTCCACTATCTCAACATCAAAAATGTCAGTCAGTGGGTCATTTGAATTTTCAGTAGTCATAATATTATATATGTTCTGTAATACTCTCAATAAAACCAAAGCTTGTTTCTAAGTTTGCGTTTGGTGGATTTGGTGTGACTTCTATCGTCACCATTGTTGAGGAAGTTGGCTCTATACTTAATGGTCTATGTGAAGCTTTTGTGATTGTTCCAATCACGTTTGATGTGAGATTAAAATCACCAGTTCTACAAGTAATGACTAGTGTATTGCTTGTTGGGTCCCATGATGAAACTTCGGCTGTAGCAGTCGATTCAGAAAGGAATCTTCCTTGATATACTATTTCTCCAAACTGATAATCACCAAATCCTGGATTTAGAGTCAATGATAGGCTATTACCTCTTGATCCAGGATAGCTATTGATATTACCTTTGGCATCAAGAATAATCTTGCCACCAGCGTTGACTGGACCAAAGAACCATGTCTTCATTTTAAATCTTAAAGTCCATATTAGAACACGCACAGTTGTAGATGTATCACCTTCATACTGATTGCTATAATCAACGGATTCAAGAATGATGGGAACGTCTCTTACAATATCCATAGAATCAACGAAGGTCATTGATAGCGTATAATCTGGATTGAAGTATGGAAAAATCTGTTCAACAATCTGAGTTCCATCTTCCACATTGCGAACATACACATCGACTTCAAAATCAATATTGTAAGGCACACCAGCATACTGTTGATTTACTGATGTTCTATCATTTGGATTTGGACTAAAATTACTATTAAATGAAGAGGTCTTTCTGGTTTCATCATACGCAATATTTGTCATTTCAAATGACATTCTAGGAAGTAAAATCTGAATCTGTTTATGTAGATCAGGATTGCCGTATAGACGAGTAATAAAATCTTCTTTACCAGCGTAAGTCAAAGGAACAGTTATACGATCAATTTCGTTAAGAGTATCCTTTTCATATCGGACCAATTGAATATGCTTAAAAAGCGTACCAAACGCAACAACTGTACGTCTAAGAGTTCTATAGTAAAAATGTTGATTTGATAGCATTTACCAGGTATCCCCACTCCAAGCAACGCGCTGCCATATATTACCTGTCTGCGGAGATTGTAAGTAAGTAATATTTGGAGAGTCACTGATATCAGCATCAAGATAAATTATATAGCTTGGACCATATCCAGTAGTATTAAGACTATTTGATAATACGTTAGCTGTTTCTGTTCCGTTAGAAATCATCCACCCAGCTCCTGGAACAGGTTGCCCATCATAACCAGACCAGTAAGGAATCCAATAAGTATTGGCTCCGTATTGTTGGTTAATCCAGCCATAAGGATTTGGATTAATAGAAGAAATTCCAGGATATGTATAGATAACAGCTCCTTGAAAGTTTTCAGCACAATAAAAAAAGTGTGTACTATTTGCCGAAATCATTCCGACAACATCTCCAGATTGACCTCTTGATGTTGTTGGTACATATACCACAGCAAGTTTTTGTCCAGATGAAAAAAGTATTGGATTGAAAAATTTCCAATTTCCAGATGAATCAACTTCAACACTTTCATAACCATTATTATAGAATTGTATGAATCCGTCGCCACTTGAGAACATTCCAGTATCAAACGCACCATCATTTTGGAAACTGTATCCGTGACCATCAAGAGAACCTTCGGTGGCTAGAACCTGATTTACAAGAAATCTTCCACCCGTATCCAATATTGCTGTTGCTGAACTATTGGATAATGTTGAACCGCCACCAGCACCGCCACCAGCACCATATTGAGTATTGTTGCTGTACTTAATTACGCCATTATTTGGAATAATTAAATTCCCATCTTTGTCGAAGTTCCAAGTAACAGTATAATATTGAGTATTCGCAGAGACATATACATTACCCGAATAAGATTGGATGAACATATCTGATGGAGTATTTGGATCATTTGGAATGTATATCTGACCCCCACCATTTCCACTAAAATGAATGCTTTGTCCAGTCAAATATAATTGATCAAATTCTGGTTGATTATATGTGTTAAGTGGCTGGTCAAACAGATCAGCAGCAGTATACTGCACTGTGCTATCTGGAAAAACAAGAGCAGAAGTATTAGCAAAACTCCATTCTGTGATTACATTGTAAAGACTTACATTGTAGTTTCCACCCAATACTGAAACAGAAAGATCTCCAGTCTGTTGTGATAGAGTTCCAGGTGTTACATTTAGAGTGATGTCGTTAACTAGTATATTTTCGTTAAGATATGGAAGTCTTGATTTAGCATAAGCAAATGGTCCAGCAGTTCCAAGACCAGTTCCATCTGTAGGAACTCTTAACAACAATGCTTTAAAATGATCATTTGATGTGTCGATTCGTGTGAATGCGGCAATTGACATAAAGCTATTTTTAACAGCAAGAGGTTTATCTGGAGAATACCCCCACTGAATATATGTTGGTGAGCCAATACCAGTCAGGTCTTTTAATTGATTTATCCAAATTAAATTACCATTGACAACTTCAACTTTGGCAATAAATAATGTATTCTGATCATTAAATGTATTCTGATCATTAAAAATGGTATACATCGATCCAGTTAAATACAAGTTTCCATTCTCATAAACTATACCAAAACCAGCCGCACTATAATTACATCCAAAATCTGAAAATCTTTTTGACCAAACTAGACTACCATTGGTGTCCAATTTTACAAGAAAAGCTGGATAGCCTTCTGATGAAGAATATGCCCCAGAAAATACATAAACATTATTATTTTCATCAGTAACTACATTGAAACCGTAACCAGATGTGTTATTGAATTGTCCAACAATTGTTTTTTCCCAAATTCTTGCTCCACCAGCATTGGCGTATTTACCGACGTAAATGGTATCACTATTATTAGGAGCAGTTATTAAATAACCAGTAACTACAACATTATCTTGCTTATCAATTGCTAGATTGAAATCTGTCTCATTATTTGTGTTGTATAGGAAATTATGGTATAATAGGTTTCCTGACGAATCAAACTTACACATCAAAATTCGAGTTACATTATTACTATTATCTACCATCTGACCAACAGTGAACACATTACCACTTGAATCGCTAGCAATAGCAAATTCTGATTGTCTATACAATCCTGTTAAATTTGTTTGCCAAATAATATTTCCATCTGTGTCCATTTTGACAACATAGGAATTATTTTGAGGATTATAAAATTCATCTAGAGATAAGAAAATATTATCGCTAGAATCAATGAATAAAGCATCGCTAAACTTATATGATTCGCTAGGACTTCCAATCTGTTTCTGCCAAATTTCATTACCACTCGCATCAAATTTAACAACATAATTAGTATTTGATGAATTATCATCACCACCAAACAAATAAGAATTATTATTACTGTCTATAACAACACTTGAACCGTAGTTATTATTTGATGTCGTAAAATCACCAATAGTAGCAATCCAAGAAATATTGACGTTTGATTTTATGATGATAGGCTCATTATTTTGAGCCGTTGATATGACATTATTATCGAATATGATGTTACCAGTATTTGATCCGCCAGTAAATAGATCACCATTTAAGTAATACTCACTAGCATTGATTGAGCCAGAGCCCATATCTTCTCCAGATGTATTACCTATGAAAATACCACCATTATGTCCTAGTGTTAGAACTGAACGCTGATTTAAAGAATCCCATAGAAATAGCTTGTTTCCACCAACAACTGCTTGCCACTTCACTGTTGGAGATCCAAAGTAGTCGTCTGTGATTGTTAAAGCAACAAAATCTCCTGGAGAGCCACCATCCAATACTAAAGCACTTTCGCCATTAGATGTGCTATCTGGATGCTGAATAACAACAGTAGAAACATTTAAATCTGTTGGTTTTGGAAAAATATACTGACCAGTAACACTATTGTATATTACAGAAGCAGCACCAAATACACCGTTACTATTGAACTGTAGCTGACCAGTATTTCCAGAAACAGAATTCAAATTAGCTTTATTATAGGCAGCGTTTGCTTGTTCTACAGCGTTGCTCTGCATGTTGGCAACATTAGCCAAATGATTTTCAATAGCCACATAGTTAGTATCGAATATCGACAGATTCGCATGTTGCGGCTGTGTAAATATTCTGATTGGAATTGGAAAATCGTTTGATGTGTAAGTCATTTTTCTACCTATATTTGTTTTGTTGGTTTCTTAGTGCCTATACCAAAATTCGTCTGTTCACCAGAATCATTATAGAAATCTGTTTCATTTACAGAATTATCTACAAATATAGTGTTGTCTGATGGTGGTGTAACTTGAGTTGGTTCACCAAATGGATTCTGTTCACTGAAATCCAATATCTGATCTGCCAAAAGACCCAATTCATAATTATTATCCAACGGATTATCTTCATTATTTAGTTGGTTGTAACTAAAGAGCATATAGCTCGCATTTGAAGATGCTCCGATTATTGAATTATTTGTTAAGAATAGACCTTTAATCTCTTTCAACTGTAATGTACATGATGGTAAGTTCCAAGAAACAACAACGGCTGATGCAGTTGATGATTCTAGAGAATCTCCCTGATATACTGTTTCGCCTAGTTGGTAAGTGCCAACTCCTTGGCTAACCATAGAAAAATCATAGTAGGTCGAAACGCTATCAATCGCAGCATCAATTTCCAGAATACCAGTTGTGACCTTTTCATTACTGTAACGGAATCTCTCGCATATTAATTCAAAACCATAGAAATTTTGATTACCAAATGCGTAGAAAAAGAACTGCTGATTGGTGTGCTTGATTTCAAATAGTGCTTCAAAATTTGTTAACCAAAGAAGATCTCCTTCTCTTGGTCTTTGATAATCACTTGGAACTCTTGCTTTGAATGCTCTGGTTGGCATCAGAAAGCTGATCTGATTTTGAATTTCCAGACCAAATTTACTGAACAATTCCTGACCATCGAAACTATCCACATTCTTGACATATACTTCGACTGGATATGCTGCTCCGAATACTTTGGTAGGATCGTCACCGAAAATCAGGTCAACTTCTGATTCTGAAGATCTAGGAATGTAGAACGAGTCTATTCCCCAAATCTTAACTGTCTCTCCAATCAGGTCTTCATAGAGACGCTGTTCAGCCTTAGAGTTGAAATTATTAAAATAGTGATTTATGGGCATTTAATTAACCTTGTAACCACTCGGCTGGCATCTCATAAGCATCACGTAATTCTTTCTCCAATAAATCTTTTTCAGTAATAGCTTCATCATATATTTGTTGACCGTTTATCGCAATACCACCTGGAAGTTGAGCACCAGCAAATTTCTTTAGATTATTACCCCATTGCTCTTTGATAAGACATGTGGTATAACGCTTGAGCCAGTTGTCATTCCAGAACAAAAGACCATCACCTGGAAGAACAGCGTAAACCTCAGCAATGATATAAGATCCTAATCCAATCTTTCCTTTCCAGTCAGCATCGACATATAGCTTATTATCAAAACGGTTGTAACGAATAGGAATTTCACCAATGAACAGCATTTCTAAAGTGCGAATGTGCTGGTTAGCAAGTTCGAAATAAACATAGTCAGCGGATGTGAAGTCATAAAGTTCGTTCAAACGAATCTGATAGTTGATATCGAACATATTAAACTGGTTAGTTGCCCCAGAGTTAACTTGTTGGGTGGAGAGAGTAAAGATGCGAGTAACACCTATAACATTGCTATCCATCGAAATATATCTATTGTCGATATCCGCCTGAGTCACTTTATGCGAGGCATAGATCTTCTGAACAGCATCAAAGTGATACTGCTGCCATAATGTAATAGCTTCATCAATACGGTCTTCTACCTGATCAGGATCAACATTGATCTCAATTACAGGGAAACCCAATCTTCTTAGACAATAATCTCTAAGATCTGTTCTGCTTGCAGGAACTGCCATTTGACTTTCCTTTCGAAAAAATATATAATAGACTTGTTCTATTTATTTAAAGTGTAACTCTATGAATATCGTGACTGGATATAAGGGATTTATCGGTTCTCACCTCATGAATCGTGTAAAAGACCCCGTTGGCTTCGATATTGTAAACTGTTTTGATCTTATTGATTCCTTTGAAGAATGGAAGGATGCTGACTGTATTTATCATATGGGAGCCATTTCTGACACCACCGAGACTGACTTTGACAAGATTTATACCTTTAACATCTATTATACAATCAAACTCTTTGAAAAATGTATCGAATATGGAGTTCCCATTAAATATGCCTCATCTGCCTCCATATACGGAAACTCCGAAATACCACTACAACTCAATCCTTTAAACCTATATGCCATGTCTAAGGCCACCATAGACCTATGGGCTGGGGATAATCTTGAAAAGTTCAAGCATATACAGGGTTTTCGTTTCTTTAACGTCTATGGCAATGGAGAGGATCATAAGGGCAATCAAGCCAGCCCAATTCATAAATTCCGTAAGGAAGTGGAGGAAAAAGGAACCATCTCTATTTTCGAGGGTTCTCGCGAATTTTGGCGAGATTTCGTATGTGTAGAGGATGTGTGTCATATTATGCTAAACAATGAGCTTCCTTCTGGAATATATGATCTGGGCTCTGGAATCACCTGTTCTTTTCAAACTGTCGCAAAAATCATTAAAGACAAGTATGGTGGAGAAATAAAGACAATTCCTTTTCCAGATCACCTAAGAGGTAAGTATCAAATACACACCTTCTCTAATAATCCAAAGTATAAGTATAAATTCAAGGATCTCTTTACTTGGATTCAGGAACAGACTTAAAGATGCGAATTAGAATCTCAAGGTCAGCATCAAAGACAAGAAAAGAGTCGAAGTTCAAAGAAGCACAAATCATTTGGGCCATATCAACTGTAAATCCTGTTTTGTGGGCCATATGAGTCTGACCTCTGGCTATAGATGGAGTATGACCGTATAGCATGTCCAGAGCGGTGATGGGTCCAACTGGAGAATCATATATCTTTCCTAACAGATTACCCCATGTAATGTTTGCCGCAACTCTCTTTAGATTTGGAACAACGATACGAATCTCACCACCTGGTTTTAGAACTCTATACCATTCTTCCAGACATATTTTGATTTCATGAAAATGAACATGTTCTAGAGCGTGAGCAGAATAAACAGCATCCACTGAATTATTTGGAATCATTGATAGATCCATCATGTCAGACACTATGTTTGGATTTAAAGATTCATCCTCATCAATCGTGATTTCAGTAAAATCTGCCATTTCATCAGCGTGTGCCGCGTTTTTAATACTGACTTTTCCAGCTCCAACATTGAGAACAATTTTTGTATCTTTGGGTAACTGATAGTGTTGTTTATACGGAAACTTATCCCACAATGTCTGCCAATCAATTAGAGGGTCCCAATCAGACCACATTCCCATATGAAGAGCAGCACTTGGCATTGGAGTAAACAAAAGATATTTTCTTTCTGAGAATAGTTTATTGATAGTCTCATCCTCACAAATTTCATCGTATGCGTGCTTACCCATTGCTTCAAATAGATCCCATTCTTTTAAAACAGTTTCATGTGTTGTCATAAAACAGCAAGCTGTGTGATATGCTGTTCTCCAGTGTCTTTTTGCTCCGACAATAACCTTGTAAAAATAAGGCTTATCTACCAACATCGAGTATCTCAATGGGTGGTCATAAGGAAAAATACAGACATTATGTTTGCTTAATTCTGTGGCATGAAAGAATACATCAATCATTTCCCATAAGCATGATTCGTAATAGAGATAATCATCTTGAGCAAAGTAAACCAGTCCACTACCTCTTTCTTTTCCTATTTCATAGGAACGTAGAATACTTGGCATGATTCCACCATTTTCAAGATGCTCCAGTTCAATCTCAAAGGTAGATGTTTTAATAGTCTGCTTCACAAGATCAAGAAATTCTTCATCCGAATGATCATCTAACACAATGAGTCTATAATTCACTGGAATAGTTGTTTGTTGATTTCTAGCCCAGTTGATTGTATTGATTAAAGACTTAAAGCATCGTGTAGATACTTCAAGTTTACTTGCTTTACAAAATCTCTCATCTTTTCTGGCACTTGATTTTGTATGAGATTGAAGAACCACTAATACATCTAACATTTTAAATCTACTCCATAATGCTTTGCGATTCCATGTTTACCATGAAATCCTAGACTTTTACCCAACCAAGGACTTGACACATTAAGCTCTATACTAAAACGATCAGCTAATTCTGGCGGCGCATATTTTATTCCAAATTTTGTTTCGAAGTGCTTTCTGTATTGTCTACAAAGAAGATTATCTTCTGGAATGATAACATTTCCGTAATCTTCAAAAGGAGGCAGAAAACCAGAAGCAGAATCATATACAGCATCATGTACTTTAATTTCAGACTTCACAGCATCATAGAACTTTTTTGATCTCAACGAAAATCCACCATTACCGACATTATACTCTTCGTAGAAAGGCCAAACTGCTCCAATATAATCATATTCAAAAAACTCATCTGTCCATGCTTCTCTGTTGACAGCAAATCCATCTGATTGAATTATCAGATTAAACTCAGTCTCGACAACCTCTGGAATCATTTTTAGGGCAACATAGTTATAATTAGAATGAAAATATTCCATTCTGGGAATTTTATGCCATCTAATATTCAGAGGACAGTCCGAAATAGGAAAAGGAGCATCACTGAACCAGTACACGCATTCAATATCTACAACACCTTCTAATACATCAGCGGTTTTTTTTAAAGCCATAGCTGATGGAGTGTGATTCAAAGCATCAACGCAACTTATGCTTATTGATTTCATGACATATATTCATCGACCAATTCTCTGGCTCTCTTAAGAGGACCAGACCAATCGCGGGGTTTAGTTTGCTTAATTACCTTGAAGTTATCTCCATACCAAGGAGTTGTTTCATCAGTTCTTGTACTAGTCCATGTGTAATATTCGGCAATAGGAACCATCACAATAGTTCTTTTTCCGATAGCACCAGCAGCATGAACAAGACTAGTACATGAACTCACGATAACATCCATCTGATCAATAAAGTCTAGTGTGTCATCCCATGTATTTAATTTATCTTTCATGTTGATACATTTAGGATGAGTTTTTTCTTTATCAAAATAGTAAATCTCGGCATTGGAAGGCATTGCCTCTACCAACTGATCTAATGGAATTCTTCTATAGATATCCTGTTCAAAATAAGGATTACCGTTACACTTAATACCAATTCTAAATTTACCATTATTCGGAATTATATTTCTCTCTTGTCTTAAAGGAGTCAAATATGGACCAGTCCATAGCTCATCTTCTGTGAGATTCATATATCCTGGCAGAGCCATCATATGAGTCCAAAGATATTCCTTCTTGAAGAATAGGTTGTTAGTGACAACCTCATGACCATGACGGCGAAAAAGATCAACGGTGTCTGGTCTATACATATGCCAGCTAGAATATAGAATGGGTTTCATATTATATTTCTTGAACCAATCTAGAAAACGAATATTGATGATTTCATCTCCTACTCCACCCTCACCGTTGACGATGATAGTTTTTCCAGGTTGTATGATTCCTTCCCATAAAGTCATTTTCATAACATCTTCAAACATATGATTCTTTGGTTTGAATTTAGTGATGAAATTTCTGATGCCATTGGCAGTATCACCAGAACGTAATTGACTTCCACTAAGAGTGAATTCAATTGATTCTTTCATTTCTGGATCAGTAGCAATTACTTGTCGAATGATATTTTCTGCTTCTGGTTTGTTTCCTTTCAGGGATATATTAAAAGCCTTCTGCATGACCGTATTAGCATCATTCGGCTTTTGCTTCAAATTCAAGTCAATATAAAACAAAGCTTCTTCTGGCATATTCAGAGCATTATAAACCTTGTAGAGATTTTCTCTGGCATTAAAGAGTTGTTCTGAATTTGAGCTATTGACATATGTGAACTGAGCAGCTTTTAATCTCAGATCATCATGTTTAGCAATGAGACTAAGTTCTCCCAGAGTATCATAATCCTCTAGAGTTTTTGCCTGTTCTTCAAAGTAATCCAATATCTTACAAGCTAATGGATAGTTGTAATCTTTGGATACAATGTGTTTGATTACGTATTTTAGTTTGTCACGATCAATCATATTCTTTAATAACAACCAATCTTATGTGAAATTCTTTAATGATTCCGTTATGTTCAGTGATATATCTCTGAACCTCGTTAGCTGGCTGACCATTAAAAGCCTTGATATAGAATTCTTCTGGAATTTCCTTAACATCAAGAATTTCAAAATCAACATTGTAGTAATAAGCAAGCTTTGATAGCGGAGTTTCTTTGTTAGTATCATTAAACTTCTTGCTGAAAATCCAAAGACCTAGAGGTGTAATTGGACGACGATGAGTTGGATCAGCTAGAAAAGTTTCATGCTTAGGATGAGGAACTCTAATGCTAATCATAGCACCATGCTTACATACTCTATAAAGTTCTTGTAGAACATGAAAGTATCCTTCTCCCAAATGCTCAAGAACATGGTGAGCAATCACCTCATCGACTGAATTGTCTGGAAAAGGAAGATCTTCCTTTTCAATATCAAGACAGTAATCTGGCTTACAATTAGGATCATGATCTATAGTCACAAATCCTTCGAATTTTTCGTCACCAGCACCAATGTTTATCTTCATAATATCCTCACGCGAACTTATTAGTAATTTTTGGATGACTTGTTTCGGGTGTGCGGCAGTCAAACTGACGACATGATTTTGGTCGTCTCTCATATATAGAGCACTTCTGATTGATCAGGTACATACATCCACCATGTTCAGCTTTTGGAATAGCAACAACAGGACGATCACATCCATCAACCTTCATGAAAGAATATACATATTGCCCAGACATTAATTCTTCTTCTGTCAAATACGGAGAAAGATTTGAACAGCAGTCAACACATGAACCACATGGAACATCAGATAGTGGAACATCGTATTCCACCAAAATTCCTTTAAACTGAAATGTTTTAATTTTCATCAATCCACCGCCAGAATATTCCAAATAGCAAGATAGCCTTCTAGGCCCATTATATCAAACTCGACACATTTATTCAAATCCATACTTCTAAATGCTGCGTGTTCCACATCAACATTTTGAATCATCATTGTCATCATTACACGTTCTAGAAAAAGAATAGCATCATCCACAAGAGAACCACACACAGACCAAATTCTACTGTGAAAATGCATCGCGCCTTTTATATATTTTGACGCATCTCTGGTTCTATAGACATACTTTCCATAAAGAGAATCGTAATCATTAATGTTAAACTTATCAGTCAATTTGTAACGACCTGAAATCTTAAAAATTCTCTTACATGTCAGATTGTGTTTGATGAAATCAAGAGCCACAGCCATCATGTAAGTTTCTCCCTGACCTTTCATAGCATTATTATTAAACTCTTTAACTATTAATCTATCAGCAATAGAAATAAATTTTTCTACTTTAGATTGTAATACTTTAATAAGATCTTCGGTCAATGGCGAATTATCAATCAACAAAATGTAAGAATTAGGAACACGTTTTCTAATAGACTCTATGGTTTCTAAGGTCTGTTCGTATCTCGTCTTGTTGTCAATCAGGCTGTAAAGTGGAGTTGTAATTATAGTGGAAGTAATTACGAACACATAATCAGTGAGCAAATTCATTCCACCACATCGCCCAATCAATAAAAGGTTCTATATGTTCCTTGTATTGAAGATGTAAAGCCAGACTTGGAATAGGACTGAATCTCAGTGCTTGTCCTGAACGCCATATTCTTCCTATAGTGTTATTTTCATCAAAGTGTTCAGTGCGAGGCTTGAGATAATCACCATTATATTTAAGAGCCAATGTTTCAAATATAGACCAGTATTTCTTATACAACTCTGGTGTACACATCAAGACTTGTGTAGTCTGTAAGGCGGTTCTCCAGTGTCTATGTGAACCAGTGACGATAAAACCAGGAGCATCTGGTGGATTGTACAGGTGTGGATCATTAAAAGGATAGATTACAATTTCTTTGTCTGGTATTTTAGACTTAAAAATCTCATATGATTCTAACATTTCCTGAACAGCCGTCAAGCAATGTATATAGTCATCCTCAATAGAGTATGTCAAATCAGCGGTACTGTCTCTACACATCAGCCACTGCTCATATGATGAATTATTGTATCCAGATTTTTCTAGATTGATAATCTTTAAATCAACATCACGAATCCAAGGTAGATTTTTTAAATAGTTAAGTGTATCTTCCGAAGAATGATCGTCAAGAATAGTAAGACTGATATCATGATCTTTGACAATATTACAACTATTGACTAAAGAAGTAACACACCCTTTTACTATCTCATTTTTTGGTTTATTACAGTATCTCACACGCCAGTCATTATGAACATTAGTGTGATCACAAGTTCTCATCACAATATCTAATTTCATCTCCACACCTCAAGTCCAGTAAACTGATTCATAATATCTGGGGGTAACACGGGATCTCGTTTTATAAACTCCACTTTCTTTCTAATCTTATGTAGACCGTGAATACCAGCATCAATATCATACTCATCATAAGAACCTTCTACATTATCGAAGTCATGTTTGAAATATGGTTCACCAATAAAATTGTAAAGAGCACACATAGTCATCTCTGGATTCTTGGCAAGATTTTCATACTCTATTAGCATGATTTTTCTTTTCTGAGGACCAGTGATTGCTTCTTTTAGACTATCATAAGCAAAACGCACAGTGTGACCAGGCATCATCAGAGCATTACTGCGAGTGTATACTGTTTCTGATTCTTGCTCACCATACATTTTAGACATAGTGAATGGATTTCTTCGAAAAAGAACCTCAAAGGAATCAAGAATCCAATTGATATCGCGAACACAGCAAATTACTTTTGATTTTGGATTTGTCACTTCCAATAAGGGAAGTAGAGAACTCCATCCTCTGTTTGTATTAAAACAAACTTCTTGAGGAATATGACTATGATATGTTTCTATCATATTTTGAATTAACTCAATTCTTTTATTCTCAGGACACTGTAATGCGTATCCAGGTCCAGCATGAGATTCTTTGATAATAGAACGAACAAACCTAGCAAGAGGGTTCGATATATTAGAATAGAATTTAGGATTTTGATTTAGAATACTTGTTAATAATGTAGAACCAGATCTCGGAAGTCCCGAGATAAAATGATAACGTTTCATAAAACCTCATTAATTAAAATGATATATCAGTGACACCATATGATGTGGCATAGCCAGCAGCAACCTGCTTCCAAGTATTTATACCTCCCACAACCGATATAGGACTTGATGTATCTCCAGAATCATTATTACCAAGAGCACCGCTTATATTATATCCACAAGCCCATAAAGTTCCATCTGCTTTTATAGCAAAAAAATTATGAACACCGCAAGTACAAGAAACCCAGTTTGTTCCACCGCCAATAACAGTTACAGGACTTGATCTATTTGTTCCGTCTCCAGTTCCTAATTGCCCATTACCGTTTGAACCCCATGACCAAAGAGTGCCGTCTGTTCTAATAGCCAAAACTGATTGTGTATCACCACCACCCTCATTTATAGCCTTCCATGTAAATCCTCCCAATACACTAACAGGACTTGATCTATTTACTGTTGTTCCATCACCTAAATTTCCGTTTGTATTTTGTCCCCAACTCCACAAAGTTCCATCACTTCTTAATCCAATACTAAAATAGTTACATGCTGCCATGTCGGTCCACGTAAAGCTGCCTATAACAGCAGTAGGAACAGATTCTGAACTTGCTGTTCCATCTCCACCCTGACCAAAACCATTGTAACCCCAGTACCACAAAGAACCATCCGTTTTTAATCCAAGAGTAAGTAATTTACCAGAAGAAACTCTATACCAGTTAGTTCCTGTAATTTTAACTGGACTTGATCTTGATAAAGTAGTTCCGTCTCCTACTGAACCGAATGAATTATCTCCCCAACACCATGCCGTTCCGTCTGTTTTAACAGCCGCAGTGTGAGCATATCCACAAGAAATTTGTGACCAGTTTGTTCCTCCACCACTTGTTGTGGTAGGACTGGATCTGCTCAATGTTGTACCAATTCCTAATTCTCCGTCAACATTACTTCCCCACATCCAAAGAGTACCGTTAGTTTTTACTCCTCCAGCAAATTTATCAGCATAACCACCAGCACTAATTTGTTTCCAGTTTACACCACCACCAGAAGTTGTTCCTGGGCTAGATCTTGATGCTGTTGTAGCTCCAAGAGATCCTAACTGTCCTATCGAATTTGAACCCCAACTCCAAAGAGTACCAGCATTTAAAAGAGCGCGGGGCATGAGAATGCTAGAAAGATCACTTCCAAAAAAGTTAACGTTATCCGTTACTCTATAGTTAACAATTGTTAAATAATTGTTGGCTAAAGTCATTATACTTCTCTCAACCTAAAAACCTGTATCAAACCACTGGTGAATGAATGAAACAACCAAGGTCTGAAAAATATTCCTTGTGATGGTCCTAATTGATAATCTACTGTTAGATTCCATTCAAACAGATTTCTGTAGTTGAATTTAAATCCTTGAAGAGCATTGTTAGAACCAGACTGATGTTCGTATATATTAAATATGGTCCTATCTAAAGCAACGACAAATATCCATTCCTTTAAAGTATCAAAAGGCTCAAAATGAATGAAGTGTTCTGGTCTTCTAAAAATTCCAGAGTTTTCTTTTATCACGGTCACAGACATGTTTAGAGTTTTTGAAAACAGTTGATCAGCATCAACTGGAACCATATTGAAATCAACCAACTCTGTTCCAAAATCAAATTGCTTGAAATGCGGAAGCGCATCTATTACAGCAGTGATTCTTCTGGCTTCTTCTGGTTTATAGAAATCGTCAACTGTCATTGTTTTAATAAGAGCCATTACCAATTATTTCCTTCGTGAATTGCCACCATAGAAGTATCTACCCACACAAATTTCCAATCTGATTGAAAAACAGAAACAGTTGTTGTTGGACTGCTTCTACTTGTAGTTGTTACTCCATCACCTAGTTGCCCGTTGCTATTATCACCCCACAACCATAGTGTTCCATCTGTTCTGATACCACCAGAATTATTACCACCAGCATCTACTTGTTGCCAGTTTGTTCCTCCCCCAGCAGTAGTAACTGGACTTGAAGCACTGGCTGAAGTTGCTCCTCCAGTTCCAAGTTGTCCAACTGAATTACTTCCCCAAGTCCATAAAGTTCCATCAGATTTGATAGCAGCACAGTGAGCAGTACCAGCAGCAACCTGTTTCCAAGGTGGTACAATTCCTCCGATAACAGATATTGGACTGGATTTAGCTACTACAGTTCCATCACCCAATTGTCCGTTACTATTATTTCCCCAAGTCCAAATATTACCGTCAGTTTTTACAGCGGCCATAAACCCAGCAGTAGAAGCTACAGAAACCTGACTCCAGTTTGTTCCGCCACCAGAAGTAGTTATAGGACTTGATTGTCCAAGAGCTGTGGAACCATTGCCTAATTGACCATTAGAATTGCCACCCCATGTCCATAAAGTTCCATCTGTTTTAATAGCTGCTGTTGATGGTCCAGCAACATATATTTGTTTCCAGTTTGTTCCACCACCAGCAGTAGTTACTGGGCTTGACTTGTTTGTTGTTGTCAAATCTCCTAAAGCACCGAGTGTATTAGTTCCCCACATCCAAAGAGTGCCGTCAGATTTGACAGCACCCATATGTGGAGAAGTACCAACTCCACCAACTTGTGACCATGTTACCCCAACACCTGAAACTTGAACAGGACTTGATACTGAAGCAGTTGTGGCTCCAAGATTACCTAGATTACCTCCAGAATTCGTGCCCCATGTCCAAAGAGTCCCATCAGTTTTTACACCAACACCTCCTGTTCCACCATATGTAGTAACTTGTTTCCAGTTTGTTCCGCCACCAGCAACTGTTCCAGGGCTTGATTTGTTTACAGTTGAGCCATCACCCAAAGAACCAAGTGTATCAAGCCCCCAAGTTAATACTTCGGGTTGTATCATATTAGGAACTAACGAAGGATAATATGTCATAATGTATTGTTTAGTAACATATTTGTTACCAACATCAATTCCATCACTGTCTTTAAAACCAAGACCAGTCATTATGGCTCCAGAACAACAGCATCGACTTCAGCAAGAGATTGACAAGCATCAATTTCTGCTGCTTTATTCACTTCCCATGTAAATTGATTTTGAATATATGTTGCTCCAGCAGCAACAACATTTCCAAGATCTGCTTTTGTCAGAGTCAACCAAGCTTCTGGAAATTTCCACTGAACAGTATCATTATCTCCCATCAAAAGATATTTCTGAATGAATATATTTCTACCATCTCTTGAAGTATCTATTGTGACTGTTGTATTTTGAACAGTTGCTGTTGTTCCAGAAATTTCTTTGTTATAACGATTGGCCGCAACAATTGGTTTTAAAGCACCCTTAACCCAGTTCAAATCACTATCAAGAACCTGATATGATGCTGTTGCCACATTGTTTGAAAAATCCCAAAATGGCCCGTGACAATATTGAATCTTTGGATTGTGTGGGGGATATTCGACAATAGCTGGAAGAATAGAATTATTAGCATCAATAACAACAGGACCACCTGGATCATCTCTATTTAACTGAAAGTCAAGACCCAAATCATCGGTTATGGTTGATTGAAACGAATAATAGTTCCATCCTCTTGGACCATTTATTACTGAATTGTTTGAAACTAAAACGTACATTATGACTCCTATTGTCCTATCGCAAGAGTGTAATCGCCACCAGCGGAAACTTTAATCCAATTTATATTAGATGGAATCTGAGTTGGACTAGATCTTGAATTTGCGGTAGTTCCATCACCAATCTGACCGAAGTTATCATTACCCCACATCCATAAAGTCCCGTCTGTTTTTACAGCAGCCATTATCGAAGAATTGTTTGCGAACGATCCAGAGATCCCCCCAGAAGGCCCACCCACATCGACTTGCTTCCATGTTGTTCCTCCACCCGCTACGGTGTTTGGGCTCGATGTACTTGACGCAATAGGTGTATTTTGACCTAATGTTCCAGTAAAGTTAGAACCCCAAGTCCAAAGAGTTCCATCTGTTTTAATACCAGCCATTGAAAACATTCCTACAGCCACACTTTTCCATGAAGCCGAGCTAATAGAACCAACAACTGTCACTGGGCTAGATATACTTGTTGCTGTTGGTCCATTTTGACCAAGCATACCAGCGATATTAGCCCCCCATGTCCATAAACTACCATCTGACTGTATAGCAGCAAATGTTGTGTAATTATTATTAGCTGAAATACCAGAAACCCACCCAGAACTTCCAGTCGCAACTTTGACCCAGGGTTTTCCAGCACTAGGTACTGATGCTGGACTTGATATAGAAGCAGAAGTAGCACCGAAAGAACCCAATTGCCCTACTTGATTTGAACCCCATGTCCATAAAGTTCCGTCTGATTTAATAGCGGCGCATGTTGTTCCATCATTTGCTAAAGCTATCCAGTTTGTTCCGCCACCAGCAGTTGTTACTGGGCTTGATTTAGCTACACCAGTATTATCTCCTAATTGACCATAGTTGTTTGAACCCCATGTCCATAAAGTTCCATCTGATTTAAGACCAGCAGTTGTACAATAATATGTAGTAGTACCACCTACTACTTGAAAGGCAGCATTTCCAATAGAAACATCTTTCCAGTTTGTTCCACCACCAGCAGTTGTTACTGGGCTTGATTTAGCTACACCAGTATTATCTCCTAAAACACCGTTAACATTTGTACCCCATACCCATAATGTACCATCTGATTTGACTCCAGCAGAATAAGTGTTTCCTCCTAGTGTTGAATGGACACTAGTAGATATTTTTATCCAGTTTGAACCACCACCAGATGTTGTTACTGGACTGGATCTGGGTGCGACTGTATTATCTCCCAATTGCCCAGTTCCATTATATCCCCAAGCAAATAGTTTATTACCAATAAATTGATCAAACAATTCATAGTCTGTAAAAAATATTCTAGAAAAATCATTATTAGCAGCTAAGAATCCTGTCATTATTTAACTCCAGTTTTCTTCTCAAGCACTTCTACTCTTGTTGATAGATCTTTAACGGCTTCGATAAGAACAGCAATAATACCAGAGTAGTTGACAGACTTCTCTTGTTCTTCATTTGTTGAAACAAGTTCTGGAAGAACATTCTCAAGTTCCTGAGCAATAACACCAAGAGAAGGATCACCAAATTCTTTCCATGTAAATCTTACACCACGCAACTGACTAATAATCTCAACAGCTTTTTCAACTGTCTCAATATTTTCTTTCTTAAAGAGATCAGACAAGCTATTAAAGATAGTAGCATTTAACTGACCAGTCGATGGAGTGAATGTGAGTTTAGTGCTTGATGTGTTAGGAGCAAGAGTTCCAGAAGAAGCTGCTGACAATACTGGATAGTATGTAGCAGCACTTGCTGTTTCGTTTACGATGCTTGAGCCACCACCAGAAACACCTTGGATACCCTGAATACCTTGAATACTCTGTGTTCCTTGAATACCCTGAATTCCTTGAATACCCTGAGATCCAGTACCTGTTGATCCTTGTGATCCCTGTGTTCCTTGAATACCTTGGATTCCTTGAATGCCTTGAGATCCAGTACCTGTTGATCCTTGAGATCCTTGTGATCCAGTGCCAGTTGTTCCTTGTGATCCCTGAGATCCCTGTGTTCCTTGAATACCCTGAATACCCTGTACACCTTGAGATCCAGTACCTGTTGAACCCTGTGAACCCTGAGATCCAGTACCTGTTGATCCCTGAGATCCTTGTGATCCCTGAGTTCCTTGTATACCCTGAATACCCTGTACACCTTGAGATCCAGTACCTGTTGATCCTTGTGTGCCCTGAGTTCCTTGAATACCCTGAATACCTTGGATACCCTGAATACCCTGAGATCCAGTACCTGTTGAACCCTGAGATCCTTGTGATCCCTGAGTTCCTTGGATTCCTTGAATGCCTTGAGATCCAGTACCAGTTGTTCCTTGAGATCCCTGAGATCCAGTACCTGTTGATCCTTGTGAACCCTGAGTTCCTTGAATGCCCTGAATACCTTGAATACCCTGCGTTCCTTGAGATCCTTGTGAACCCTGAGAACCTTGGATTCCCTGTGTTCCCTGAGTTCCCTGAGTTCCTTGAGAACCTTGTGTTCCCTGAGATCCTTGTGTTCCCTGAGATCCTTGTGATCCCTGAGTTCCTTGAGT